ACACGCCCGCGCCGTGCAGCTCGTCGCGGACTGCGGCGCCGAACGCGAGCCCGTCCCACTTGTGCGCGGCGAGCGTCGCCTTCAGCGCGGGCCTCGAGGCCCAGCACACGCCGAGCGCGGCGCCGAGGCCGATCCATCCGTCCTGCGCCAACGCGAGGAGGGCCTTCTGACGCGCGACGTGCGACGGCGGCGCCGACAGCGTGACGGCGCGCCCCTTGATCGTGACTTCCACCTGTGCTCCTTCGGCGCCAAAACGACAGCGCCCGCCGTACCGTAGCACGACGGGCGCAGACGGTCAGCGAAGGTCAAGTCGCCGTGATGGACCCGAGCACTTCGAAGTTGAGCGTGAAGGAGTCCGGGTCACCTTCGGCCACGTCGATCGAGCAGCGGCAGTCGTTCATGACCAGCACGTGATCCGTCGCATCGCCAAACTGCGTGCCCTCGATCGTCAGCGTGATGTTGAGCGTGTAGAGGTCGGCGGTCGAGCCGAGCGTCGACACGGCCGCGGCGAAGGATCCGGAACGGTTGACCGCATCCCAGAGGGTGTTGTTCGACGCGTCGCTCAGGTCGGTCAGCTGCGCCGTGAAGCTGCCCGTCGGGAAGCTACGGTTCGTCTTGCGGATGCTGCCGAGCTCGCCACGGTCGAGGTACTTCGTGTGCTCGTAGTTGCCCTGGTTCGACCCGCTCAGCGAAAAATCGCCGTTCTCGTACTGGACGGACATGCTGACGGGCGAGCCGCCGCCAGAGGCGAGCTGAATCAGGCCGTCGCGGAAGTTCTTCACGACAGAGGAGATGGGCATCGGCTACCTCACTGGAGCGGGAGCGTCATAACGACGCGGAATGCTACCACACCGATAACCCATTCGCCCGCGTCGTTCGTCTCGCGGGTGACGGATACCAGCTGGAACTTGTACGACAGCGGCCACGTCGCGTCGAAGACCATCAGCTTGTTGATGATCGCCTGCTCGCCGTCGAGCGCGTCGTCGTAGCTGTTCGACATATCCTTAGGCGCGAGTCGCCAGCTGTACCGGACCTCGAGCGCCGTCTCGACGAGCGTCCCTTCGGCGGGCTTCCCGCGGTACTGGCGCGTGTCCTCGCTCAAGGTCGGATGCACGGCGAATGCCTTATGCGCGATCGAGTCGGCATCCCGCCCGAAGTTATCGGGAGCGACGCGGCTTTCCTTCCAGCCCGTGAGGGTCAGGATGCGCGCCGTCACGTCCTCGCGCAGCTGGCGGACGGTCTTCGCGGCCATCAGACGCGCCAATACGGGTTGCTGTACCCGCGACCGTTCGTCCAGATCTGCGATGCGCCGCCCTTCTTCTTCGTGCTGTCGACCTTGTTCTCGTCCGCCTCGTCGTAGGTAAACTTAAGCTGCGAGAAGGCCGATTCGTACTGCGTGCCGTAGTGCGCCGCGAGCGCCTGCCAGCGTCCGCCGTCGCCGGCACTCGTCGAGAAGTCGAGGAAGATCAGATGGAGCGTGAGCATCAGGTGAACGTCCCGAAGCGCGCTCGGCTGGATGATGAGGTAGGGTCTACGCCCGTTTCCGATGAGGCGATTAGCGATCGTCGCGAAGGCCTCGTCGATGTAATTTTGGTAACTGGCAGCCGTACCGAGCAGGGCCGGGAGGTCGCTGTGCCGCTGCTCGAGGTCCGCTTGGGCGATGACCGGGTACAGCGTGCGACGGCAGAGCGCGGCGTCCTGGCGAAAGGTATGCGTCACGCTGTCGGGCATGACGAGCGCCCACTCGACGAGCCATCCCTCGCCGAGCGCCTCCGCCGTCGTAAGCGCGCCCGTGAGGCTGTACTGCGCGACGCTCGACACGACGGTCACGGCACCCGTGACGAGCGTCGATCCATCGGGTCGGTACAAGGTAAACGTGCCGCTCGACGGCGCGGCGGCTGCACCCGCGCGCTGCGTCGGACACGTAAGGATCTGCGTGCGCCCGCGCTCGATCGTCTCCGAGCTGCGGAACCGTGCGGTGTAGACCGTCTCAGCGAGCGACACGCGACCTCCTCTGCCTACCGGCCCTTATCGCGCTCGCGCTGGTCATGACGACGCGCCGTGTCCTGCGCCGTTCGTCGCGCCTTGTCCGCAGGCACGCCCGACTGTCGCAGCTGGCGCTCCATCCGCTCCATCGCCTCCCGATAGCCGGGACGCTCGCCGCTCACGCGCGGCCTCGACGAGGCTTCGGCGCAGGCGCCGGCAGCTCGTCACCCTCGACCGGTGGCGAGTAGAGGCGCTCCTTGGCGGCGCGCATGTTCGCAAGCAGAGCCTCCTCCACGGCCAGCGCATCGCGATGGTACGGCGAACTCGGCGCCTTCTCTGCCCACTCGTTGACCTTTTTCTCCTGACGCTCGATCTGGAGATCAATAAAGTCTGCATCCGGCAGCTCGATGTATCCGTCCACCACGAGGCGGCGGCAGAAGGACCAATAGCCCTCCTCGTCGCTCTCGATTCGCGTCTGCCCGGCAACGACCTTGGGCGCTTCCCACTTCGACATGTGGACGGTGCCCGCGACGCCGTCGTAGGCGACGACGTAGCCGCCCGCCTCTGCTTCCCACGGAATGACGGTCCAGCCCTCACGGCGCTTCGCGACTTCGGCGGCGTCGGTGTTTCCGTCCTTATCCACGTTGGCGACGCCCGGGTCGGCGCGAAGCGTGGAGAGCATCGGGAGCCATTCACCAGCGCGATAGGTCCACTTCGCCGGATGGTGCAAATACCAGAAGGTCGGAGAGGGCTCGAGCCGCACGAGCTCGCGCATCGCCTGCGGGCGACTCGCCGCGCGGCCCTCAAACTTTCCCGTTCCACTGGTCCCAAATGTCGCTGCCATCGTCGCTCCTTCGTGTTGCGAACGCAGATGCGCCCGCGCAAGTAGGGTAACCACTGGCGCGGGCGCGTGCGTGTCTCAGAGGCTTAGGCGTCGGAAAGGATGCCGATGCCCTTGAGCTGATCAATGATGGAAACGCCGCAGAATGCGCTGCCGACGATGACCGTGGAACCGTTCGAGGCGTCCCTCTCGAACTCCACGACGATCGGAGACTGCGGGATGATCGTCTCGGAGCCAATGATCGGCGCCGCGGTGGCGGTCGCGATGGCGATGGCGCCCGGAGCGATCATCATGCCAATGCGATCGGCGCCCGCGTTGGCGGTATTGATGCCGTTCGCCGAGGAAAACACGTCGACGCCGAACAGGTTTCCGCGGAAGCCTGGGCCCTTCGCCTGCACCTGGTCTTGCGACGTGGCCAAATACTGCCCGGGCCCGACTTCGCTGCGAAGCGAGGAGATCAGGTCATTGACCTGAACCGGGTGAAGCACGGCCGTGAAGATGCCGTCGGCGCTGTTCAGCTGGAGGCCGAAGATCGCGGAGTAGAACGTCGAGACGCTGAGGTCAACGCCCGTCGAACCGACCGAGGTCGAGAAGCCAGACGCCAGATCGCCAAGCATCGCAGTTGCGCGCTTGTCGAAGGCGGCGACCATGTCAGTGGCCAACGAATCGATCGTGACATCCAGCGGGATCCCGGTCGCGGTGAGCTGTGCGAGATCGCTCACCTGCCGTCGGAGCGCCTGTCGGGCGATCGTGACGTTGACGTTCGTGGTGGTGAGCGCGGTGTTGCTGACCGAGGCGTTCTCGGCGACCGCGGTCATTGCATTCGCGCCCCAGCTGACGACGGGCACCTGCACGACGGTAGAGCCAGAGCCGTTCATGCTGCGGAGCTGCAGGATGGACGGATGGTTCACAAGCGACGCGGTGTCAGTCAGCTTGACGACGACGGCCTGATTGAGGATCGCTGCCAGCCGGGCATTGCCCGACAGGCCACTAAAATAGACTTCGTTAGCCATTTTTTTGGCCTCCTACGTTCGTTTTGTGGCCGCGCCTATCGCTGTTGACGGGAGCTCGAACCCGATCGCGGGAGGGCGTCGCCCTCGACGCCACCCTACCGCGTTCCATGACAGAGTGTCAACCCGTGCGAAGCGCCGCGAAGATCGCGTCGCGGTTCGCCTTGAACTCGGCGGGCGACAGGCGCGCGATGGCCTCCGCGGTCCACGCTTCGGGCGCCGACGGCGCCTGCGGCACGGTCGCGCGCGACGTGGCGGGCGCGGGCGGAGAGATCGTCGCGGGTGCGGACTGCGACGGCAACGTCGGCGCCGCCTGCGGAGCGGGTGCGGCCTCGCTCAGGTACGCCTTCACAGCCTTCGGCAACTGGTCACGGTTGCCGAGCCACTCGCCGAGCGGCGGACGGTTCTCCGCGGGAAGCTTAGAGTACGCGTGCTGCACGTACTCGAGGCCCTCGGCGTCGAGGACGCCAGCGGACATGATCTCGCGCTCAAGGCGCAGCGCGTCGCGCTCGGCCTTCGACGACGCCTTCGCCTCCTCGTACTGACCGCGCCACTTCTCGGCGTTGGCGGCTACGGGCTCGAGCTCGACGACCTTCGCCTCCAGCTCCTTGACGCGCGCGACGAGCTGCCGGATGCGTGCGTTCGCGCCGCTGTCGTCGATGGGCGGCGTTCCTTCCTCTGCGCTCATGCTCTCTCCTTCTTGAGAATGGCCTCGATACGCGCCTGTTGGCGCACGATCTTGCGGGCCCACGTGCGGCCTGCGTCCCCGCCCCACAGGAGCCACGCGATGTAGCCGGGGGAGGGGTAGTCGGGATGTCCTCGACGAGCAGCGGGCGCCTCGAGGTCGACCTCGTGTCGCGTGAAGTACGCGACCATCCGCTTAGCCGTCTCGACGGTCAGCGTGCGACGGTTCGACAAATCGCGCGCACGGGCGACGCCGATCGCCGTCCCTCCACGGCCGTACTCGGCGCGCAGCTCGAGGCCGCGACGCGCCGCCGCGGCAACCGTAGCAGGCGGGCGGAGGTCGAGGTCGCCGCGCTCCTCTGCGCGCTTGAACTCGCGATAAACCGCGGGCTCGTTGCGGCGCAGGTACTCGCGCTGAGCATCGCTGACGAACGGCATCAGGTATCCTCGCTGCTCTCGCTCTCGACTTCGCCCGGCAGCTCGCGCTCGGCCTCGACTTC